CGCACTCGGCTGCATCCAGCAAGGCATCTTCACCGGACCCACAGACACCCCCGTCTACGTCGGCAACATTTACTTCGACCGCTCAGGCAAAGAACCAGAACCCATCCTCCACATCGAAGAGTTCGATAACGAACTGTCACACGAAATTGACGCATGGGTGCAGGACGTTATCTACGCCGTCAAGAACGGAGAGGACACCGCCCGCGACATCGCCCCCGCAGTATGCGAACGCATCTGCGAGTTCTACACCGCCTGTCGAGGTAACCTCCCAACCGACGACGGCGGCGACCTCATCGAAGACGGACTCACCCTGTCCGCTATCGACATGTATGTAGAAGGACGCACCCTAGAAAACGAAGGCAAGCAAATGAAGAAAGAAGCGTCCTACGCCTTAGCCGGAATCAACGGCATCGGCAACGGATACCAAGTCCGCTGGACAACCGTAGCCGCAACCAAAATTGACTCCTACGAGCGCTCAGAGTCAACCCGCCTAGACGTACGAAAGGTCAAGCGATGAGGAGATGCTGGGCATACAGCCCCGACATACAACGCTGCGCACAACCAGCGGGACACGACGGCAAACACTCCATCAGCACAGAATGGGACGACGCCGACTGCCACAAATTCTCCCCCGACATTCGCACACCCGAACCCGTCTACCCGCCGCCACCCGAACCCGCTACGGCTGTGACAGAAAACTCGTGCGTTGCCTGTACACACAAGCACAAGAATTTTCCCTGTAAGTGTGGATGTTACGAGTTCATAGGATGAGCGACTATCTGGAACTCGGCCACTTTGATGATAGCCCCACGTCGAAACGTAACGTTGAAGGATTCGGAGGTGAATCATGGCAATAGCGTTCATCACCCGTAACTACAACGGACGCTTCCCCGACATTACCCCCGGAGGATGCGCCTACTATCGCTGCCTCCTCCCCATGTCCGTCAGCGGCCACAAAGCCCGCATGGGGATGCCAGCATGGGACTCTAAGCAAGGCTACGGAGTGAGAGAAACAGAAACGACAGGAGTGTTCGGATTCTCCACCGTTGTCCTCAAACTCATCATGGACCGCTGGGCACCCAAACAAGTCGAACTAGCCAAAGCCCTAGGACAACGCATCATCGTAGACATAGACGACTACCATGACGGACTAACCCCAGACAACATCGCCTACCATCAGACACACCCAGACAACAACAAGATCGTCAACAGAGACAACTACAGGCAAGTCATCGCCGCCGCCGATACCATCGTGGTATCAACCCCCTACCTGTACGAACTGTACAAAGAACAGCATCCAGACGTACGGATGGTGCGCAACGGTGTCAATATGCTGCAATTCGACAAGAAGAAACACACCACCGCTAAGCCTGTTATCGGATGGACAGGTGGCACCAACTACAGGAACGGTGACCTAGAGCAACTAACAGCGTGGCTGCCAGAGTTCCTAGAAGAACACGACCTGACCTTCCACCACGCGGGACACGACCCGCACGCCCCCTCATTCGCTGACATCGTGGGACTACCAACGCACCGCGTTACTACCAGCCCGCTCACCCCCATCGAACACTATGCGCTAGGACTGGAACGGTTCGACATCGGGATCGTCCCCCTCTCCGATATCCCGTTCAACCATGCCAAATCGAACATTAAAGGGCTGGAGTACGCTGCCGCTAGCATTCCGTTCGTTGCCAGCCCCCTCCCCGAATATGCCCTCCTCAACACATACGGGGTAGGGGCACTCGCGGACACCCCCGACGTGTGGCGCAGCCACATGACAGCCCTGTTGGATTACACGTACCGTAAGCAGGCAGCAGCAAGAGCAAGAACAGCGGTAGCGAAAGAGTGGTCTATTGAGGCGAGAGCGGCAGAGTGGAAAGAAGTGTTCGCCTAGTCTTCTTCAACGGGAACATCATTCTCCCACGCGCCTGTTTCCATCATCGCTTCCAGAGAAGCACGCCACATCCCGTTCAAACGTTTAATCATGTCGTCCGCTACATCAGGATTCCACGACGCACCCTCAGCGACAAGTTCCACCCGCAGGTCCCCATACACGACCCTGCCCATAATGTTCTTACTAACCGCCATCACTGTACCTCGCCATGTAGTCGTACATGAGAAAGTATGCCACCCCATCTACGGACGTATCCCGCAGGTAGGAGGCACGTGAGCGGCTGATCTTCACCAGCACCATCATCAACGCAACATCTTCTTTAGTGATCTCATGCCCGATAAGAGCGGACCACATCTCCGCTATCCGCTGAAGATTGTCAGCGAACGGCCCATACTGGTCATTACGGTCATCTGATACGAGTCGGATAGCGTCAACAGCGACAGTCGGATCTACCATGAGAATCTATGCCCTTCGACAACGAATGACTTGTCCTGAATGGGTACAGGGACAGGGGAGACTTTCTTCCCATCCACGTACAGTAGCCCGAACCCTTGCTGCCAGTTGTGTGTCTTCGCATATGTTGCCTGCTTAAAATCCATAAGGCACCCCACCTCCATGCCATACAGCGTCCTAGTAACAGCCCCATTGACGCCCTGTGTGAACGGCCTCAGCCCGAGCCTATGAGTGTGCCCACAGGCAACGGACATGCCGACCTTCTGCGTCAATCCCCAAGCGGTCTGTCCCGCTACCTGAGAAGTCCCCGCCTCATCGCCGTGCATGACTACCCAGTCGTGCGCTACCCGGAAAGCCTCTTCGTGATAGGTGATTCCTAACTCGTCAAACTTCAGGAAGTTCGGCAACTCCAACTCAGGTAGCCCTAGAAGGCCCGGTAACCGGGACAGGAGGCTCTGAAACAGCCTGTCGGTATGATTAGACCTGACACAATGATCGACGCCCAGAGCGGCTAGAATCTCCACCGTCTTGTCACGGTCACGGCCAATCGTCCGCTCCCACTCCCCCGCCCTTCCCTGTTCCCAGCGGGAGATTTGGGGGAGATCAATCTCATCCCCCACCGTCACAACAATGTCATCGGGAGATCGCATCTCTGTCACACAGTCGATCACTGCATCCACAGCACGCGGATCATGATACGGGACCTGTAAATCAGAAATCAGCCACACCCGATGAGACATGGCTACTTCATCCAGCCATTAACCTCAGACTGCTCATAGATAATATCTATCTTCCTCGTCGTCCAATCCTTGTGCCGAGGATGACGAACAGTGGAACGCCGCTTCGCCTCCGGCCACTGGCACGCCACCCCACACGCCTCCTGCAACGCTACAAGAGACTGCTTCTGCGCCCGAGTAAAGTCCTTCTTACGGCCCTTCGACATGATCTCCACGCCAAGAAAGAAATCATTTCCCATATCATCGGGACAGGAGAAGATGTCCCACGGTTTCTTCCGCTTAAACGAACCCTTACCCGCGTGCCACACCGGAAACACCGAATGAACATACACGGTGCCGTCACGATCCAGCGTGAAGTTAGCAGCAGGAACAGCGTAATGCGTCTGAATATAGCGGATCACATTATTGTTAGCGCCCTTCTGATTACCGGGAGCGCGAGGATCAACCGACTCCGTAGCCGCCGCCGCCGTATGATGCAACATCAACGCATCAGGCATCTTCCGATAGCCACGCCACGGGCCACGACGCCGAACCGACCACTTCTTCTGAAACACCACCCTGTCACCAAGTTCAGCGACAAGAGCCGACTTAAACCGAGACTTAAACGCCACTACTCCCCCTCAGGAGGCACCGTAGACAGATCATCAGGCTCAACCGGGACAGGAGTGAGATGCGTCAACGCTGTCGCCGGAGCAATAACCGCAGCGAGAACCGCAATCCACAACGGGGCAGCCGACTCGTCTATCACCCCATAAAGGACAAGCAGCGGAACAGCGGCCAAACAAATCCCGTAAATCCACTTACGTCCCTCTCGGGAAAGAACCCAACTCATTCTTCCTCCATACTCAAATGCTTGATGATGCGCTTCACATTAGCAGCAACATCAGCGAGCGATTCCCCACCATTCCGGTATCCGGGTTGAATAGGTTGCGTCGCTTTCGTCAACTCGTCACGAACGATAGCGCGAGTTATCCACATGAATCCAGCAAGGATGGCGCTAATGATGGCTATGAGGCCAACGATTAGCCCTACCCATTCTGTTGGTTCCACGTGAAAAATCCTCCAACGGATAACAAATGTTACTCAGCGACAACGGGGCTGACGAAGTTCTCCCCA